CCGCATTCGTAACCGTAGTTCCTAATACGAGATAAACAACGAAGAAGGAACCCGGTGCAACAAAAGTTAAAACACTTCCAGCTATAGTAAATAAAGCTGCGCTACCAGGAACAAGGGTAGGAGTTACACCAAAGGGGTTTGCAGTCGTAGGAGCTGCAGAAGTATAAGACTGAAAGGATGATATAGAAGAACCGGAAGAAGGAAGCTGAGGAGTATATAAAGTAATATCATACTCAACCCAAAGCTTCCCCCATGGGACAGCAGTTCCATCGGTAGTTCCGACGAACATAGTACCAACATCATAAGTCTTAATATCTAGATTAGAAGCTAATCCAGATAAACGAATATATTTCTTAGGACCGTCCGGGTGCATAGCAGCAGGACGAAGAGTGCATTTAATATCCTTCCAAGGAACGTCCTCAGAGACATCCTCATATGCAGATGCGATCTGCTCGGATACAGGTGCACTATCAGCAGCATCATAGTCTGGAATTAACATCAGACTACCTGGAACATTAGAACCTGTTCTAGTGTAATAACAAAAATTCAATTTGTTAAAACGATACTGCTCCCAGCCAACGGCTTGGGTCGACAACCACGGAAATGTGGAGGATAAACCAGGGTTTAGTGAAAAAGGACCTAAACTACTTGTCGAGAAGTTAACAGTTCCAACAACAGATCCAATGAGCTCTCGATGAACAATACGAGACATATCTCTAGAAGCTAGGATACTTGGAGCAAATGTTGACTGACCAGTAGAGTAAGCAGCAGCTACCGATCGTTGCATCTGAGTTTTAGGAACACTCTTAGATAACAGATCATTAACTAAGCGACTTTTGGACTCAAGATACTGCGGAGATACTCTAGAAGGTATCTTAGGAGGTAAGCTCTGGTTACGAGGCTTACGTTGTCTACCATTATTATTAGGCTTGGCAGAAGCCTTACTTTTAGATTGATTCATGTATGGGATCCCTCTGAACCAGGAGAGACTGTACATCTGTAACAAGTACTAGAAAATAATATACTTAAGCATGGACTGATTGAGACAGCATTTTCACGCCAAGCTCTCATCAATAACCCTTTCAGGAAACTATCAGAATGCCATGTATACTCACGATCAACTTTAAAATAGACTTTTGAATAATCATCCTACTAACATTTCTGCCCAATTCGGATACTAAACTCACTACTATCAAGAAGAGAGTACTTCGTATTACTAATACTAAAGCCGTTGCAGTCGTTCGGCATTTACAATCGATTTAGCACGGAATTATTAAGGTACCAGACAGACCCTGGGAACCACCGTTTTGGCTTATTAGGTTACAAACCCCAACAAAATACTTAAAAACGTTTTGAAACGTCCCTGAGTATTGAGGATTAGTTTAACGACTTAATCAGGTCACATGAATCTAAAAGTATTAGATGCTCTGAGTATTCCAATATCGATACTCAACATCCCAAAATTCCTTCTCGTGACTCCAAAAAGAAGAATGGAAAGTACTAATTAATCTATTAAAGATTAAGGAATGAGATGACAGACTATAGGAAATAATACCTAGACTAGTATCAATTTTCCTAAGCTCACGACCACAACCTCTTTTAAACATTCCGAAGAAAGAATCGGAAAAAAGTTTACGAGGATCATCATCATCCATATCAACTTTACGATAGGGACTATCTACAGTATCTTCAGAGAGAAGAGGATAGCCGGGTAAAGGATGTTGACGAGTTACTAAAGCATTAGCTCTTTCGACATAACATCGAGCAAGCCATTTCTGTCGCTTAGTAACACGGTACTTCCAACCGCAGGGAGAAACTACTCCTGCTCCACCTAAGGACTCACTAATGAACAAACTACGTGTAAAGATATCTTTACCTATATAGTAGCTTAATGTTCCAAATAACTCTACCTTCCAAAGAGAAAGGAAAGAGGAAAGAATTGAGGTCTGTTTTCCAGGTAAACAACCCTGTAGTATCGAATTCAGATTACTAGTTAGTCCCTCATTACCCTGTCGAGATTCTCCATAATGAACTTTAAGGAGATGACCAGAGTCGTCAAAATCGTATTTAGGGAAATCAATATCCTTCATTACTTTATGTTGATTAAAATATAGACCTGTATTTAAAAAGTCTATACGCCATGGTTGAGTATTAACACCACGGACACAACAAGCACTTAAATCATAATGAACGGAAATACTATTCACATTAAGATATGTTTTATGAACATATGCCTTACCAGGACTCATCTTTAATCCAATCTTATTACCGATTGAAATATGAGATGCCCAGAGAGATTCAGGAGCAGCATATAACATATCATCTCCATTAATAAGAACATGCCTTAACCTATGATCAAATGACCATTTGCTCTGCCATGCTTGTGTATTTAAAAGATACACTCCTAAGTTGGCTAAACAAAGAATAGGAAAAGATAAAATCGAACCCATTAACTGACCATTCTGTTGAACTCCTTTAAAAACCTTATCAGTTTTATTAGGATAGAATAGTTTATGAGGACCAAGGACAGACATGGC